CGGCATCACCACGGACGGCACCCACATCTGGGTAGCGGACCGCTACAACAACCGCATCGTGAGAAGGCTTGCCGCTGATGCCCTTACCTTTGTGAGCGAATCACCACAAGCCACTTCGTTCGAGGCTGCGTTACCGGCTACATTGAGTCTGCCGAATAGTGGGAATTGTGTGCAGTTGCAGTATTGGTACAGGGGCGTAGCGTGGGGGGATGCGGAGCTACGGTACCTTTCGAGCCTGCAAGCTCCTCCTCCGCGCAACAGGATGTGGTGGTGATGGGAGAACCTGGTAATGGAAAGCCGGACATCAGGCTGATCGCCGTGAACGACAAGGGGCTGTACCTGGAGGCCGTGGGGACGGTGGACGGGGTGGAGGTCAGCGCTCCGTTTCTCGCCATGCTGGACCCGGGCGGCCAGCCCATCAAGGATGGCGGCGTGCTCGACCTCCTCCGCCAGGCGAAGGAAGAGCTGGACAGGCCCGGGCCGGTGGAGGCAAAAGCGGCCAAGGGCGACAAGGTAGGTTTTACCAAGCCGATCACGGTGCCGATCGCGGCCGACTACTCTGCGAGGAAGGCGGAAGTGGCTGAGGTCAAGAAGCGGTGGGACGCTCTCTTGCGGAAGGAGAGGGGCTACCTATGAGAGTAAGGTTCAATGAGGACCAAATGTTTGACGGCCTCGCCTTTGAGCGCGGCAAGGTCTACGACTTGGTGGACTGGTTCGCTTTGCGGCTGCTGGCGGCAGGAATGGTGAGCGAGGCAGGCGAGCCGAAGCCGCCCGCAAAGCCACCCGCAAGGCAGGCCAAGAAGAAGAAGGGGAAGCGATGAGCCGGGCACAGGAAATAACGCAGCTACGTGAGAATGTTTCCCGCTTGGTAGGCGCGATCCAGGCAGAGCGCGACAGCTACCTGATCCTCAAGGAACGCCTTGCCGAGCTGGAGCTGGCGCAGGAAGATGTTGGATGGCTCAAGCTGGGAGGCGGCAGCGGTCAGGAGTTCAGCCGCGACGCGCTTACCAAAATCTGTTATCAAGCCCGTCTCTACTGGCTAAAAAACCCATTGGTCAAGCGGGCGGTAAACACCCAGACTCAGTACGTTTTCGGGCGCGGCATAAACATCTCCGCTCCTGACCCCCTGGTGGAGAAGGTGGTAAACGACTTCTGGAATGCGCCGCAAAACAAGGTCGAGCTGACCAGCCATCAGGCGATGACCATCAAGGAGACCGAGCTTCAGATAGAGGGGAACCTGTTCTTTGTGCTGTTCACCAACGGCAGCAATGGCCGAGTGACGATCCGCTCGATCCCTTTCAGCGAAATAGTGGCGGTAGAATCCGACCCGGACGATCGCAAGACGCCGTGGTATTACAAGCGCTGTTGGACAGGCCCGGACATGAAACCCCGCGAGGCATACTACCCTGACTGGCGTAATGAGAGGCCCGAGAAGACCTACAAAAACCTGGAAGTCAAGGAAGAGCGGGTTTATCACGTCAAGGTGAACTGCCTCTCGGACATGACGTTCGGCGTCAGCGAGGTATATGCGGCTTGCGATTGGGCGAGGGCATACAAGGAATTTCTGGAAAACTGGGCTACCATAGTGAAGTCCTTGGCTAGGTTCGCATGGAAGGCAGTGGCTCCGGCTGATGTGGGGGAAACAATCAAGGGGGTTTTGGAAGATAATGACATGCTCACAAACCCATCCCCGGTGGCAGGCTCCGCCGCGATCCTGACGCCGGGCGTGGACTTCCAACCTATCCGCACCAGCGGAGCCACAACTTCCGCAGCCGATGGGCAGCAAATTATTCACATGGTTTCCAGCGCCACTGGGATCTTCTACCACTACTTGACCGGCGATCCCAGTACCGGAAATCTGGCCACTGCGAAGTCGATGGAGCGGCCAATGGAAATCATGTTCACCGACCGACAGACTTTATGGCGTGACGTGATAACCGACCTACTCAACTACGTGGTGGATCAATCAGCCTTGGCTCCCAACGGGCGAATCCCGGGCAGTAAGGGGATAGATGAATTGGGAGATGAGATTATAACCCTGGGCCGCGACCCGGAGACGGGCGAGAACATAGATCGCACTGTGAGCGTCAGCTTCCCGCCGATCCTAGAGCATGACATGAAGGAAAACGTCGGGGCGGTGGTGAGCGCGGCTACCCTGGACGGCAAGCCCGAAGCCGGCACCATGCCGCGCGACTACCTGATCAAGAGCCTTCTTGAGGCGCTGGGCGAGGAGAACGCGGCCGAGATAACCGCCGCCTACCTGGGAGAAGGGGACACTGAGCCCGAGGAAACCCTTGCTTCCGTCGACGCGCAACTCACGGAGGCCTTGGTGAGCCTAAAGGAGGCGGTCAATGCCCTCCGATAAGCCCTATGCTAAGCTGATCGAAGCAGTAGGCCGCGTAGCGGCGCTCGCTACCTGGCGGGAAAAGGAGCGCAGCTTAAAGCCGTTGGATGATAAAATGGAAAAGGCCCTAGCGCGCGTATTCGCACGCCAAGGAAAAATATTCCTGCGGGAGTTTGCCAGTGCCGCCAACTTGTTTCGGGTCAAGGAGTCGGCAGCCGCAGATCAGGCAGTGGCGCAGGCTTTTGCTACCGCCGAATATGAGACGCGGGCCGAGCTAGTGGCGGCCTACGAAATCCCTGCGACCGCCTATGCTACCGGAAGGGTGCTGGCCGTGGGCGCCGATTTTAAGCTGGTGCTGCCGCAAGCCTTGGAGTGGGCGCGGGCTAATGCTGCCGCTAAGGTAGCTGCGGTCAACGATTATACCCGGTCCGAGATCAATCGTCTTGTGAACGCCGGCCTGGAAGAAGGCGCTTCTCCGGACAAGGTGGCCAGAAGAATCAAGGGAAAGTTTGATGAATTCTCGGTTCGGCAGCCGCAGCAGCATATTCACAGCCGGGCTCACTTAATCGCGGTTACCGAGAACCGGATGGCTTACGAGGAAGGCAACCTCGATGCAATGCGGGGTTATGCGGCCGAGCTGGGAACCAGCTTCGAGAAGGCGTGGATGACGGTCGGATCCGATGCTTGCGATGACTGCCTCATAAACGAGGAAGAAGGATGGATCCCGATGGAAGAAAGTTTCCAGGACGGAAGCGATGTGCCGCCGAGCCACCCGGCTTGCCGGTGCACAACGGAGTATAGGATGGTGATTTGACATGGCGGTTTACAAGACTGAGGACGGAGTTGCTTTTCCTGCGGAAGCCTACGCTTACGTGCCGGACCCGCAGACACCGAGCTCTTGGAAGCTGAGGCTCTGGGAGGATCCCCAGAAAAAGGAAACTCCGCAACAAGTTGGTGCGGCGATTGCCGCGCTTTCCCCCGGTGGATTCAGGGGGAACAGGGTGGAGATCCCGGCGGCTGATCTGGCTAAGGTAAAGGAGAAGATCCGGGCGGCCTGGAAGCGGGTCAATCCGGACAAGGATCCCCAAGACATGCCGGAGCACCTCAAGGAGGCTACCCTTATGGCAGCGGAGATCAAGGAAGATTTTGTAAAGCTGGAAGAGGCGGCAGTAAAAGCGGACGGGACTATGACCGTCAAGCACATTTCTCCAGGCTGGGGGATGACCGGCTACTACCCACCGGAGATGCTCAAGGAGAACGCCCGGAAGTTTCAGCCCGGCACGCTTATGTTCTGGGACCATCCCACCAGGAGCGAAGAGTGGGAGAGGCCGGAGCGCTCGCTCCGGGACGTGGCAGCGGTTGTTCTCACGGAAGGGAAATATCTGGAAGACGGGATCGCCGGGCCGGGCATCTATTCGGAAGTCAAGGTGATGCCGCAATATCGCGAAGCGATAGAGGCCCTGGGGCCGCATATAGGGCTTTCAGTCTTTGGTCCCGGCAAGGCTAAGTTCGGTGAACGCGAAGGCCGGCAGGGGAAGATTATCGAGGCCATAGGCGATGGCATCCGCAGCGATTTTGTTACCAGGCCCGGGGCGGGCGGAAAGATCGTAGAACTGTGGGAGTCTTACCGGCCTGGGGTAGAGCTGGCGAGTTCCCCCGTGAATAGCTCCGCGGAAATTGGTAAAATAACCCTAGCGGAAGTCAAGCGTCAACGGCCCGATCTGATAGAAGAATTGAGGGCGGAGATCAAGGAAGCCGTTTACGGCGACCTGGAGAAGAAAAAGGAGGAAAGGCAAATGAGTGAAGAGAAGCTCAAGGAGCTGGAGGAGAAGCTCAAGGAAGCGGAGACGGACAAGGCCAGGCTGGCTGAAGTGGTTCTGCTGAGGGAAGCGCAAGACTTAGTCGCGGACGTCCTCAAAGAACAGGATCTCCCGGATCTGACCAGGGAGCGGCTGCGCGAATCGCTCTCCCGTTCCCCGGTGATAAAGGACGGGGAGCTTGACCGTGATGCCTACAAGGAGAAGATCACCGAGGCAGTAAAGGCAGAGGTCGAGTACTTAAGCAAGCTGTCCGAAAGTGGCAAGATCAAGGACTTGGGCGGATCTAGTGGAGAGCCCAGCGGCAAGGTCGAGCTGAAGGAATCCTTCAAGCTGGGGTACCGTAAGCAAGGCTACTCGGAAGAGGAAGCCGAGCGCCTGGCTGGACTGGCCGCTGACGGTCGCTGGTAGCCATGGTCGGCTCGCCTGTCCCGTTGGACAAGTCGGCGTACAATGCCACCGGTCAGGTGGCCGGGCAAGAGTGCTCGTCCACCAATGAGGGCCGCTATGTCAATGTTGTGGAGGAGATGTTGACCCACCCTCAGCATGATGAGGATCTGAACCTGGTGCGCAAGGGCGATCCGTGCGTTACCTTCGAGCTGGTAGGGGTGGCCATGCAGAGCGCCGCTGCCATCGACGAGGTAATAGTGTTGGACACCGAGGGCATATGGTGGCTGGACGTCAAGTGCTACTTCTTCGGAGCCGACATCAACGTGGGCCAGCGCCTCTACATCGATACCGCCGGCATCGTCTCTGACGACATCACCGGTATGCCTTTCGGCTGGGCGTTAGGCCCCGTAGCCGACGGGCAGACAGCGCTTGTGGCGGTGAAGGTCCACAGCACCGAATGGCTATTCTGGGTGCTCTACTGGTACTGGCAAACACCATAGATGAAAAGAGTAAGGAGGAAAGGAAATGCCGAGTAATTATCTGGCAACCGGCCGCTCGGCCGGAGAGGAGTGCTCCTCTACCTATGAGGGACGGCACATCACCATCGAGGAATCCTACCTGGTCCACCCGTATCATTCGGACGGGCTTGTGGACAAGGGAGACCCGGTGCTGCTGGGAGAGAACATCGTGGGGGTAGCGTTTGAAAGCGCCGCCGCCGCTACCGACCTGATCGCGATCGACACGGAAGGGATCTGGTTTCTCAACGTCCTTGGCTGTGTCTCAGACGGGACTTTGGACGGCATCGCCCTGGCGCTCGCGCCCGGTGATCCCATCTTCATCAAGCGCACCCCTGGCACCGATACCGTGATTCTCTCGGGGCAAAGCGATCCCTACCACTTCGCGCCCTTCGGCTACCTGCTGGGAGACGTGAGCGCGTCGACTACCGTAGCCACCCTGGTTGCGGTCAAGGTCCACAACACCGCTTGCCCCGACCTCGGGAGGCTGAACTTCGGTTCCGGCTTTGACCTCGAGGGGAATATGCTGCTGGAAGGCTCAGCCACGCTTCGGCGTTCTGTCGCCATCCGTGGCTTCTTCGCTCCCGAGTCCGTTCTCGAAGCGGGCGAACAGCTTCACGGTATCAACTTCCGGCTAATGGACAACCTCGCATCTACCGGAGGGGAGATCACCTGCGCCGAGTTCAAGGCGATAAGGGATGATGGGACCGACACCACAGTCTCTGCGGCTACCGCGCTCAAGCTGAACGTGGACAACAAGAACGGAGACACCGCTCCTTACCTGCGCGGCCTGGATATTATGATGGAGGGTGCGGCCGGTGCAGCTGACGTCCGTGCGGCCATCTCTATCAACTCGAGCGGGACCGCCGGGACGCTGGAAGGCTGGTTCGAGGCTCGCAGCGATACCGCGTGCGGGCTCAAGGCCAATGCCGCAGCCCCGGGTAACACGGTGTTTGAGATCCCGATCATCATCAACAATACCCGGTACATGATCCCGGTTTGCGCCTGGGCGTGAGGCCATGGAAATCCTTTCTCGCGCGGTGAGTGAAAGAGAGGCCAGCATAGATACTACCCTCGGGAGGCTGGCTTATAAGAGGTTGCAGTTGCAGAAAGAAATCGAGGAAATAGACCTCGCGATTGCCACCGCCGAGGGGATGGCAAAAGAAAACCGAAATGCGAAAAACGATTTAGCGGCAGAAGCCGCTATCGCAGAAGCGAAGAAGCAGAAGGAGGACGCATTGGCAAAACAAGAAGCGGAAGCGCCTCCTGAGCAGAAGCAACAAACAGAATCTGGGAAAATAAAGGAGGAATAAAATGCCAGAGTTGCTGAAACTAATGGAGAGCATGGACGGGTTCGTCCCTGTCCATGACCTCAGGATCAGCGAGGCGGCCATGGCGGCGGCCCATGACTTGCTGATAAACAAGGATAGGATGCCCGCGCATCGCTGGGAGTATCTGCTTAAAGAGGCAATAACTACCAGCGACTTCCCGGCACTGTTCGGCGGGATTTTGGATCGCCAGCTGATCGCTTCCTACCAGGCCGCGGTCCCGGACTGGAGGCAGTACGTCTACGTCGGATCAGCGAAGGACTTCCGGCCGAACCAGCGGAGCAAGGTTCAGGGGCTGGCCGACCTGCTGGACCCCGTTCCGGAAAAAGGCGAGTACAAGGTGAAGCCGGTCAGCGAGGCCCATTACAGCTGGACGATCGCGAAGTACGGGAACCAGTTCGACGTCAGCTTCGAGGCCCTGATAAATGATGACCTGGGTGCGTTCGCCGATGTGCCGCAGCGCTTTGCTTCGGCTGCGGTTTACACCGAAGCCTACCTGGTTACCAGCCTGTTCGCATCCGCAACCGGACCGAATCCCGCCCTGTTCGGAGCGCCGATCGTGGACGTAGACCTGCAAAACGTGACCAACGTCGGTTCCCTGCCGCTTACGATCCAGAACCTGGAAACCACGCTGGCGCTCATGGCTGCACAAACCGATGCGCTCGGAAGGCCCCTGGGAATCCGCGGCGTCCACCTGGTGGTGCCGCCCGCGCTGGAGACTACCGCGCGGGCGATCCTGACCAGCGCTTCGAAGCAGTGGCTGGACACCGCCGCAGGAGCGGTTATCCCCGTGCCTACGGCCAACGTCCTGCCGCAAATGGGTCTGACGCCGCACGTCAACCCGCTGCTGCCGGCGATCGATGAGTCCGGCAACCGGAACGGAACCTGGTACCTGTTTGCGGACAAGGGTTCGCAGACTTCGCCGAAGGCCCTGGAGTTCAGCTACCTGAGAGGGCACGAGACGCCGGAGATCTGCATGAAGGCCAGCGACAAGGTGAGTCCGACCGGAGCTCCGATCTCGCCGTTTAGCGGTGACTTCGCGACCGACAACATCTTCTACCGCGTGCGGATCTGTTGCGGTGGAAGTGCGCTTGACCCACGCTACGCCTACGCGCAGGTCAGCGCCTGACAATAAATGGTAGTGGGGGACGGGGACCCCGTCCCCCACCATCTCAATAACGGAAGAGGGAAGAGGGCACAAGCTGAAAAGCTGAAGTAAAGGAGAGGCCAGTGCCAGACACGTACGATCCCAGCACGGATGCCGGAAGGGTGCGGCTCAACATCACTGATACCGACGTGGCCGGAGAGCACCTGTTCTCCGACGCGGAGATCGCTGCCTTTCTTGCTATGGCCGGCGGCAACGTCGACCTGGCTACCGCCCGTGCCCTACTCACGACAGCGGCGAGCGAGGTTCTGGTTCAAAAACGGATCAAACTTCTGGACCTGTCCACCGACGGGCCGGGAGAGGCTGAGGCCCTCCGCAAGCTCGCGGATACCTACCTGAGCCTGGCTGCTCTCGCCGGAGAGAGCTTCAGCTACGCGGAGATGGTTGTCGACCCCTTCAGCTACCGAGAGAAAATCAGAAAGGATGCGCTGCGTGGTGGATAAGCAACTGTTGCACCCCGATCTGCTGACAAGCCTATGGAGGTTCTACCCTTCCTCGTGCACAATCCAGCAGGCCACCGTGGACCTAAACAGCTTCGGGGAAGAGGTGCTTACCTTCGAGGACCTGGCGGGGCACGTAGATATCCCCTGCGCGGTTTCTCCCCTCTCTGGCGGAGAAGTTAGGGGGGTGGAGCTTATCTCGGAGATATCAGGATTCCGTGTGGCCTTGGAGGGATATTTTCCCAGTATCGTTCCCAAGATGCGGGCAGTGATAGACGGTGGTGTTGTGTTTGACATCAGGCATGCGGAGGCGGACAGCCACCACCGCACTACCTATCTAACCTGCGAGGTGGTGGCATGAAAGGGCTGGTGTCTCTTTTAGGGAGCGCGTCGCTTATGAAAAAGTTGAACCAAAAATCAGAAGGCTACAACAAGAGAGCGAAGAAGGCTGTCCTGGCGGGCTGTCTAATTGTCCAAGGCGACGCGCAGCGGATGGCTCCTTATAAAACTGGGAACCTACGCGGCTCTATCGCCGTGGAGGTAGAGGAAACGGAAGACGGTGCAATCGGGAGAGTTGGGACAAACGTAGAATATGCCGCGGCGCAGGAGTTCGGAAGAAGTGATATCAACCTGCCGGCGCACCCCTACCTGCGGCCAGCGATAGACCTCAACCGTGCCCGGATAAAAAGAACCATGATCAAGGTGCTCAAGGAAGGTGAAGCTGGATGATCGAGGAAGCGCTTCGCACTTTTTTGGTAGACAACATCGCCGACGTGGCCGAGCGCGTGTACGCGAAAGGGCTGCCACAAAATCCCATCTTCCCGGCGATCTCCCTTTTTATGGTATCCGACGTTCCGGACCATCACATGCTGGGTCCGTCCGGGCTGACCACGAAACGGCTACAGATTTCATGTTGGGATAGGAAGCCGGAAGGCGGCGGCTATGCCAGTGTCAAGGCGCTAGCACGGCAAGTTCAGCAGCTGCTCGATGGCTATCATGGAACCCTGAGTGGAATTACCATAAAAAGGATATGGCTGGAAGGCGCTCGTGACCTGCCCGAGCCTGAGACGAAAACCGATCATGTAGCGCTCGACTTCTTGATAACGCACGACTACTAAGGAGGTAAGGAAATGACTGAAGCCGCTATTGGATACGGGTCGATCCTCTACCGGGACGGCCACGCTATCGCGGAGGTGAGAAACATCGAACCTCCGTCAGAGGATACCGACATTGTCGAGGCCACCCACTACCTGTCGCCGGACAGGACGAAAGAATTTCTACCGGCCCTCATGGACCCGGGAGAGCTTTCGTTCGAGGCCAATTTTATCCCCGGAGACACGAACGGCCAGGCCGCACTACGCGCGGATCGGATTAGTGGCGCGGTGGTTCCGTTCGAGCTGGAGTTCCCGATCGCGGGAGCGACGCTGTCCTTCGATGCGTTTGTAAAAACTTTGCAGCTCAGCGACCCGATCGGGGACGTGATCTCCTTCAACTGCACGCTGAAGGTTACCGGCGTCCCGGTTCTGACCTACTCCGCATCCGCCGGCCTGACCACTCCGTTCTTCGACGTGGCCGACAACGGCCTCGACACCGCGACTATCGTGCCGACGCCATCCGGCACGGTCTACGAGTACGTCGTGACCTTCGACACCACGGCGACCGAGTTCACCATCACGCCCACGGCTGCGGTAGGGACGATCACCATCATCAGCTCACTTGGAAGCCAAGTGGTAGCTACCGGCAATCCCTCCACGGCGATACCTCTGGGCGCTGCCGGTTCCCTGGTCGATTGCACGATCAAGGTAGCGGAGGCGGGGAAGAGCGCGAAGGAATACACGCTGCACTGCGTGAGGGAGGCGGCGTAAGGAGAGCCATGATCGGTCCCCTGTGTGAGGTCTCGATTAAGCTGGATCGCCTGCGGAGGATGTCCATGCCAGTAGGCGCACTGATATGGTTCAACCACTACACGGGGAAAAACCCGCTGGGGGGAATGGAGGAACTCGGCCCACGCGGGATTAGGACGCTGATCTGGTCCTTGCTGCTCCGTGATGACAACAGCCTGACGGAAGAAGAGGTCGGGGCGCTCATTACCCCGGCCTCGCTCCCCGTCCTCTTTACCAAGATCTCTCAGCTGCGCATGCTCAGCATGCCGAGCGTAGACCCTGCCGAACAGCAAGACGAGGGCACGGGCGAGATCGACTGGCTGCTCCTATGGGCGCTGGGGAGATACGATCTGGGCTTGTCGGATTCGGAGCTGTGGGAGATCGACCTGCGACAGTTCTATGCCCTGCTCCAACGGAAGCGGGATGAGAAGTATTGGCAGGACTGGCGGGCCGCACTGGTAACGCATATGATCGCCAACGTATTCCGAGACACGAAAAGGAAATCCCGTCCGTTCAAGATCGAAGATTTTATGCCGGAGACAAAACCGCGGAAGCAGGAGGAGCGGCAGCAGCTGGCGATAGTGGAAACCATGGTGGAAAATCTTGGTGGTAAAATTTATAAGGGGTGATTGCATGGCGCCAACAGCGAAGATCGAGATTGACGGCAAGGAGTACACGCTGATGCTTGACTTGAACGCGCTGATCGCATTTGAGGAGGCCACGGGTAAAAGCGCCGAGTTCCTGGACGCAAAGAAAATATCCCTGAAGGATATGCGGGCGCTTTATTGGGCCGCCCTGGTGGGAAGCCATCCAGAGATCACCCAGGAGGATGTGGGAAGGCTGATCCACCTGGGGAACATGGAAGATTTTACCAATGCCTTTAAACCGCTCTATGAAGCCTATCTCGCTGATAAAATAGCTAACGAGTAAGGAGCGAATCGTGGCAGGAGAGCCGGTAGAGGAACTTTTCGTAGCCTTAGGCGCCAACACCAGCGGGTTTGCAGCCGGCCTGGGCGGCGTGTCCACAATGCTTTCAAAGTTCTCCGCCAGCCTGCCGCCCGTGGGAGCCGCGATCGCCGGCGTATTCACTGCCGCCGGCGTAGCGGTAGCTGCCTTTTCGGTCAGTGCCTACAAGGATATCGAAGAAGCGGTGAACACAATACGAGTCGGGACAGGCGCCACGGGGGAGGCTCTCGACGCGCTAAGTGACAACATGCGCAACGTGGCTTCCAACGTGCCGCAGAGTTTCCAGGATGTGGGAACGGCAATCGCCGATCTCAACACGCGCCTCGGCCTCACTGGTCAGCCGTTGGAAGATCTTGCTACACAGTTCTTAAACCTGTCCCGGATAACCGGGATTGACGTTGCCACGGCAATCCGGGAAGTGACCAGGACCTTCGGTGATTGGGGGATAGCGGCCGAAGATCAAGCGGAGGCGCTCGACTATCTGTTCCAGGTTTCGCAGAGCACCGGAATCGGTGTGGATCAACTGGCAGCGAAGGCAACTCTTGTCGGTGTGCCGCTGCGCCAATTGGGATTGAGCTTTGAAGACTCTGCCGCCATGATCGGCAAGTGGGAGAAGGAAGGCGTGAACTCGGAGATGCTCATGGCCTCGCTCACCCGTGCCGCCACCAACCTGGGCAAGGAAGGCGTCCCGGATATGAACGCCGCTTGGGAGGAAATGACAGGAGCGATCAAGGGCGCGAGAACCGAGTCGGAAGCCATGACGATAGCAGCCGAATATTTTGGAGCTCGGGCGGCGGCCAACATGTCCGGAGCCATCCGGGAGGGCAGGCTGGACGTCGAAAATCTAACCGGAGCGCTCTCAGGTTCCAGCGAAACGATAAATAGTGCCGCTGCGGACACGCTTACACTGGGAGAAAAGTTTGATATCCTCAAAAATAAAGTCGGGGTTATCATTGAACCGATAGGGAAAGGCTTGGTGCAAGCCTTGGAGTGGGTGGTGGATCGGATCATGCCCGCCGTGGAGTGGGTCAAGAATTTGTTCTCCAGCCTGGGGGAGGGGGGAGGCACGCTGGGCGGAGTGACCGAAGGGTTCAGGGGAGCCTTCGAATCCATAAAGGAGATCGTGCAGCGAGTGGTAGAGTTTGTGCAGGCCCTCTGGAATATGTTCGGAGAGAACATAATCCAGGCCGCCAGAAACGCCTGGGAATTTATAAAGGGTATTTTCCAGTCCGCGTTTGACGCCATTAAGGGCATATTTGATATTTTCATCGGGATCTTTACCGGCGATTGGTCCCGGGCTTGGGAGGGAATCAAGGGTATTTTTAGCGGGATCTGGAATGCAATTGCCAGTGTTTTCCAATATATATGGGACACGATCAAGAACATATTGAGCGCAGCGTGGAACGCGATTGTCGGGATCATGAGGCCCATATGGGATGGGATCAAAACCTTCTTTACCACAATCTGGGATGCAGTAGTTGCCGCTTTTACCTTTGTCTGGGACTTGATAAGGGGTATCCTTGAGGGAGCGTGGAACGGGATCACGATGACATTCCATGCTATTTGGGACGCGTTTATAGCAGTGGTGTCCGCGATCTGGGACGGCATAAGCGCTGCCTGGAACACGGTATGGGGCGCGGTCACGGGAGTTCTGAGCGCGGTATGGGGCGGCATCCAATCCCTCTGGGACAGTACCGGCGGCAAAGTCGTATCTTTCCTGGCCACAGTTTGGGACGGCCTGACGGGAACGTGGCAAAAAATTTGGGACGGCCTCACGGGCATTGTCAAAATTGCTTGGGAGGGAATTAAAAACGCGGTAGAAAGCGCCATCAATTTCGTGATTGATATCGTAAATGGTTTTATTACAGCGTGCAACTGGATCCCATTTGTGAATATAGACCCAATCCCGGATGTGCATTTTGCTTCCGGCGGTATCGTCACCGGGCCGACGGTCGGGCTTATAGGGGAACGAGAAGCGGAAGCGGTGATTCCCTTGAGCCGGCTTGGAGCCGTGATGGCCGAGGTCAATGCCGCCGGCGCAGCAAGTGGAGGCGGGACAACGGTAGAGATAAACTTCCACGGCACCGTGATTTCGGATGACCGGTCCTGGGAGGCGATGGCTCGCAAGCTGAAATATAAGTACGTGCCGAAAGTTACCAG